GTCGGAAGATTTTTTACTGCATCATTAAATTCTTTATTTGCTTTAAAAAGGTCAGTTATAAATTTAATTCCATTTTTAACAATAGACATTGGAAAAGTTGCTATATTTGTTCCCCATTTACCATTAGTAATATCTTTAGTAAAAGCATCCATAATTGGTTTAAACATTTGTGGCATTGTTTGACCAATTTGAATTCCTCCAATAGCCCCATTTCCTAGTGTATTAAGAGTAGAAGCAATTATTGGATGGCCAGATTTTTCATAACCTTGTACAGTTTGGTCTAAAGCTTTTTTCATTTCTTTAAAAGGATTTGTTTGTTCATACATAGCAGCATCTAATGGCTGTCCTGGTCCTCTTGAAATTTGAGATGGATTAAATAAATTACTTAATTGTTCTGCACCAGTTTTAATTAAAGGAACTAAGCCATCTAATAATTTAATTTGTGCAGTTTGCCATGCATTACCTAAAACTTCCAATTGATATTTTCCAGATTCAGCAATAGTAGCATGTGTTTGGTCAACAGCACCATCTGAATTATGGACTTGATTATACATTTGTTTTAATGCAGAAGCACCATAATATGTTTGACCTGTTGGATTACCATTAGCATCAACTGCATCATATTTAGTTTGTAAACCAGCAATAATTGGAGCTGTACCTGCTGCTCCAAATACTCTAGAGATTAATGGCATTGCTTTCATTGAATCCCAAAAATCTGAAGGCGCTACACCATTATTTGCTGCCAAAAAATTCTCATAATCTGATTGTGATTTAATATTATATCTTGGATTAGTAAACCCTTGTTTAACCATTGCTTTTTCAATATCATCAATTAAATCTGGAAATTCTTTTAATTTTCTTGTTACTGGGTCAAAAATAGCATCATTAATACCTAAATCTTGGAAGTATCCCATTGTTTTTTTATACAAAGTTGAATCATTACCAATCCTAGAAACGTTTCTCATTGCATTCAAAAAATCTTGTGAACCTTGTGCTGCAGATACGCCTTGGTTTCTCATAGTCATTAAAGCAGTTAAAGATGAATCAAAAGATTGACCATACATATTAGCACGGCCTGCCAATTCACCAATAGCATGTGGTAATTCTTCAACATGCAATAATGATTGGTTTAAAGCAACAGTTAACTTATCAGTAATCTGTTGGGAGTTTTTCATGCTCACTCCGAAACCCTTAGCGGCTGCTACTACCATTTCAGCAGCTTGGTCTGGAGCAGCGTCAACTGATTCAGCAAAATAAGAAACTGATTTCATTAAAGATTTCATATCTTGTGCTGTATTAATACCAGCCTGACCTAATACAATACCAATATCTGCAATATCAGTAGGCTTATATGCTGTTTTCATATCTGGACTATTAAGTACATAATTAGAAACATTTTGTCTTACAGCATTAGTTGTTCCCATACGAGATTGCATTGTTCTCATTTTATAATCATAATCTAATGCACTTTTAGTTCCTTGAACTGCAATAGCTCCTGCTGCTACTGCTCCAATAGCTGTTATATTTTGTAAGTTTCTTTGTAGTGAAGATGTATACATATTAAATTTATACATAGAGTTTGCTAAGCCATCCAGCTTAGTAATCGCACTATCCAAATTACGAGTAAAGGCACCCATAAAGGTGCCTGCACTATTTAATCCTCTTCCAATATTATTAAAAGAATTTTGGATATTACGTAATGCACTGGATGCCAAGTCCTTAACTCCAACAACTATATCTACCTTGTGGTTAGAACTGGCCATTAATTTCACCTGCCATTACATATATGTTTTTTTAAGTTTTTCAAACATTTCTTCATTAAAATTAGGATTAAGTGTTTCCTCATTTACTAATTGAGTTCCACAATGGATACATCTATTATCATCCATATGTGTTTTACACTTTTTACAAGTCTTTTCCATTTTTTCTTCATCATCTACTGCCATATGAACCATTATCCAAATCCATTGGCCTTCTGTCATATTTTCTACGCTAGGGTCAGTAGGAAGTTTCTTAAAGCGATTAAGGACGGACCATTTAAATCGCTCAATTGGATTTTCCCTAGCGTTTTTTTTAGTTCGTCAAATGATTCTTGACTAACAGCACTTAAAAATGGGCTATTTTCACTTGTTAGTAAACTATATTCTACCATAAAATATTGAATTTCAGTATTATCTAAAGTAGAAAAAAACTCATCAAAAGAGTCAGCAAGATGTTTATTTAAATCGTCTTTATCTCTAAGTGAGCGATAAATAATTTGAGCTTGATGTACAATAGATTTATCATCTTCATCTTCAATATTTTTGCTTTTAATATAATCTTCAGCTTTAATAGAAGCATCAGTTATCTCATTGGAAGGTAAGATAACCAATGCAACTTTTTCTTCCGTACCTGGAAAATTAACTAGTTTACTATTTTTCTTTCCTTGTTTTAATCTCTGTAAGGTATTCATTATATATTCCTCCTATTATTTAAATTTTATCTTCACGACGATGAGCGGCACGAATTGAAATATGTTCTGCGATAACATCATTAAGTGCTCCTTCCTCATCAATCTGAGTAATTGAGCAGCCAGTGTAAACAATACGACGGTCAGGTTTAACAATTACAAATTCAAAGTTATCAATATCATAGAAAGTAATTCCATCTTGTAAAGCTGCTTGGTCAATATATGCTTTACTAATTTTTATTGTATATGCTTTTTTACCTGGAGTATAACCAACAGGGTCTATTTGACCGAAAGCATCAATTTCTTTATCTTCTTTTGTATAAGAAGTATTGTAGCTTTGAACTACAGCAACTTTTCTGCCATCTACTTCAAAAAATACGTCTCTACTACTAGGGAATGTTGCAGACATTTTTTAACCTCCTATTAGATAACTAAATATCCAGTTAAATTAATAATGTTAAGTGGACCAACTACATCATATTTAAAGTTAACATCGTTCACTAATGGATTAATTGGATTAATAACAATTTGAACATCAGTGCTAGTAACATTTTCAATATATTCCAAAGATTGGTAAGATAAAAGGCCAGTCATAACTTCAGATTTAACTGCATCACGAGTACTTTGGCTTTGTTTTGCTCTTTGGAATTTAGAAGATAATCTATTCCTTAAATCTTTAAAAATATAGTCTGAAATTCTTACTGTTGTAACTTCTTGCCAAGTATAATCTACAGCACCAATATTATTTTTTGTATAAGTAGTAATACAGCGAACAATTCTAATAACTCCATTTAAAGTTTGGAGAGGAATAACTCCATTATCAATAAGAGATTCCATTTCAGTAATTTTAAGCTTTTTAGATAAGCCATGAAATCCTTTTATTTCTACACCAGTCATTGGCATTGAAGGATTTTGTTCTGCAGCTAATTGTCCTGCAATTGCAGCAGCTGTATAGATTCCAGAAATTTCGTTTCCAAGAGAATCTAATGGATTAGGATATGCCGCAAGTATTCTATTAGAATTTAAAGCATTTGCATTACTATTTGCAGTTGCATTATCTGTTCCAACAGCAAAACCAATTACTGCAGTACGTTCTTTTCTATCTGCTGAAGCATTATTTATACTATCTTTAAGAGTAGAAAAAATTGTAGGGTTTACAGAATCAATAATAACAATATCAATTGCTTCTTCTAATTCACTAATAGCTAAAGCAGCAGCGTAATCTGGATTAGAAGAGTCACTATCATTAACTCGTACTACAATAAAATTAGTACCGCCATTTTCCATTGCTGTATCCATAAGTGTTATAATATTTGAATCACTACCATATTTTTCTTTTGCATCGTCAAAAGAAAAAGGTGCATATGCTTTATTTGTTAATTTAATATTAGTATCATCAGATGTACCAGAAGCAATAATGCCAATTACATATTGATTAGAGCTAATTGACTTTAAAGCTGCGCTAGCATCAACACTGGAATATACACCAGGAATCTTATTGCTTGCCATTTAATTCACCTCAATTATTATTTAAATTAATATCATTTGACATAAGGTCAAATATAGATTGATATTGTTGTAAAGCTCTAATTTTAATTTCAAAGAAAGAATGGAAATCATATGAAACAATATTAGGAATTAGATTATTATTTTTAATATCAGTATAAAAATAATCCAATGTTCCCATATTATCTTTTTTAATAATTCCACTATCTGTATAACAATTTAATGGAATTCCATCTTCTCCTATTTTTAAAATATCGTCTAGGATAGAGCACCATTTATGGATTTCTCCTCTTGTATTAGAGTATACATTTAATTGAACCGTATACTCTAAAAAAACACCCTCAATTTCATAAAGCTTATTTTCATCTATATCCACTTTTTCACCTAAAAAATTATTTAATGCAATAGATTTATTTTTTCTGTGAAGTAATTCTATTGACATAGCTGGCGAAATATAGGGCATGTGCTTATCCGAATAAGAAGAATAAACTGATACTGATTTATTATTGACAGTTTTACCTTCTATATTCTTGCTAAAATAATCAATTAAGGATATTAATACGTTATAATCCATAAACTCTATAATAGATTCTTTCATCATAAACCTCCTATATTAATCGCCCTATAGCTCTATCCATAATATCTGTAATATTATCTTCTTCATCTGCTAATGTTGTTCTCATATAACTACGAGCAGGCACTTGTTTATAACCATATTCATGTACTGCAGCATAAGGATTATCAGAAAATATAGTTACTTCCATATCATTCATTTCTTTAGCAATACTATCTTTCAAATTACCAAATAAAATTAAAGGGTCATCTCCTCCAACAGCAACTTTTACTCTTTTTCCTCCACCTAAAGACCTTCTTTTATATTTAGCAATTACTGAAGCTCTTTTTAATTTAGGCCAAGAACTATGATAATGACCAAATCTGTCTTTTATTTTTTTCTCTAAATAATTACCAATTTCATTTAAACCCTGTAATGCAGTAGGTTTAATTCCAGTTGATAATTTTTGAAAATAGAATGCAACTTCTCTATCACCTATAACTTTTACTTCAAACTGCATTATTTATCACCGGCCTTAAGCCAATCTCGACTTCTCCAATAAATTCAC